TTTTCTCTCTGAACGGCCTAGGAGCCCTTGTGAGCCAAGATCTTTCGGCGATGGTGCCAGCCCTAGAGGACGCACTGAAAGTCGCTCCACGGCCGCCTGAGCTGGCCGCCGCGGTGGCTCTGGCGCGCCGGTACGCGCGCCTCCTGGATGCGGCGGCGGTTGATCGCAAGTACGTGAAGGCGCTCAAGGTGGTCGTGAAGGCCCTGGACCACTACGTGCTCACGACCCGGCTCACGCCGGTCGAGGAACGGGCCGTGGAGGAAGCCGGCATCACGGTGGCGACGGCGCTCGCCGAGCACAGCGTGGCCAGTGATCTTGGTCCGAAGTTCCTGGCCGCGCTCGCCGCGCTTAATATGACCTTGGCATCGACCAAGAGGGAGAGTCCCGGTGGCAGTGGAGGCGACGTCAGCCCGGTCGCGGAAGCGCGCGCCGAGCGCGAGCGTCTCCGGCTCATCAACGGCGGTGGGGCGCACTGAACCGCGCCTCTGGACACCACCGCTGCGCGCACTGACGCCGGACACCACCGTCGGGTACAGCCAAGTCGCGTGGGCGCGCTCGATCGGCCGGCCGTTCCTGCCGTGGCAGGAGTTCGCGGTCGTCCACGGCGGCGAGCTGATGCCCGACGGCCGCCCGCGGTTCCGGATCGTGATCGTGCTCGTGGCGCGGCAGAACGGCAAGACCGAGATCCCCTCGATCCTGTCCACGTACTGGCTGGCGGTGGAGCGCTCGCCGCTGATTCTGGGCACATCGACAAAGATCGAATACGCCCGCGAGACATGGGACAAAACCCGGAAGATCATCCTGAAATCGAGCGCGTTCCATGGCGAGTACGACCCGAAGCGCTGGTACGTGCGTGGCGCCGGCGATACGTCCATGTGGCTGTACGAGCGCGATAACGACGGGGAGATCATCGAAGCCCTGGAGGGCCCGCGGTACAAGATCGCCGCGGCCAACGAAGAGGGCGGGCGCTCGCTGTCCGTCCACCGCGGCATCGTGGACGAGTGGCGCCAGCACCGCGACCGGCGCGCATGGGACGCGATCGAGCCCGCGGCATCGTACTGGGACTCGCAGATCTGGTGCCTGAGCAACGCCGGGGACGCCAACTCGGCCGTCCTCAACGAATACCAGGACGCGGCCGAGCACTTCATCGCCACCGGGGAAGGCGACCCCCGCGTGGGCCTGTTCGCCTGGACCGCGGACCCGGAGCTTCCCGCCGACCACCCGGACGCCATCCTCCAGGCCAACCCGCGGGTCGGCTACGGCGGTCCGAGCCTCGAGGATTTGCAGGCACAGGCGCGCGCCGCCATCCGGGCGGGCGGGGAGACACTGACCGGGTTCCAGACGGAGAAGCTCTGTATCCGCGTGAAGCGCCTCAACCCCGCCATCGACCCCGGTTCGTGGTTGCGCGCCCGCCAGCCCGGCACCCTGGACGAGGCCCGGAGCCGGCTCGCCGCGTGCCTGGACGTCTCGCCGGACGGCGCGCACATCACCCTGGCCGTGGCGGGCGTGCTCCCGTCCGGCCACGTGCGCGGCGAGATTGCCGGCGCGTGGGACTCCCTCGCCAAGGCCCGGCTGGAGCTTCCCGCCCTGCTGGAGCGGATCAAGCCGAAGCGCCTCACCTGGTACCCGGACGGCCCGGGCGCCGTGCTGGCCGCCGAGCTGGCCAAGCGTCCCGGGTGGCCGCCGCGGGGGATCGTGGTCGAGCCGATCCGAGGTGACACGGCCGCGGCCTGCATGGGCCTGGAGACCCTCGTCCGGGAGCGCGAGTTCCTGCACTCCGGTGACCTGCTCCTCGACGCGCACGTGGCCGAGTGCGAGCGCAAGAAGCGCGGGGACCGTTGGGTGTTCGTCCGGGCCGACGAGGGCCACATCGACGCGGCGTACGCGATGGCCGGGGCCGCCCACACCGCCCGGACCATGCCGGCGCCGGTGGGTAAGCCCCGGCTTGTGGTCGCGGACTGAGCGATGGTATAATCATAGTATGACTGACATGAGGCGCCTGGATGCTGCGCTTGACCAGATCCACGACCATCCCCAGCTCTGGAACCAGTCCTTTTGGCTCGCGGCGACGGACTGTGGCACGGCCGGATGCCTGGCCGGTTGGGTGGTCATGCTCGAATACCCGAACGGCGAGGCGGATTTTCTAGACGATGATAATTGCGCCGTCTGGGTGGTGGACGGCGTTCCGATCGACGTGTACGACGAAGCCGTCCGCCTTCTCGACATCACCACCGACCAGGCGAACCGATTGTTCGAGCCCGGAAACACCTGGACCGATCTTGTTCGTTACCGGGGCCGGCTCGCCGCCGACGGGCGGGACGACCTCCGCGGCCCGGTGAGGATCTGACCCGATAAGCTCCCATTTGCGGCCCGCCGGACTCGTCCCCGGCGGGCCGTCCATCGTATGCTGGGCAGTGCCTCGTTGGTGTAGCGGTAGCACGCAGGGACGAAGGCCCGACTAACGAACGCGCGCTCTGGTCGGGCTGGGGGGCCCTGAGGGCCGGGTTCAATTCCCGGGCGCTGGCCATAGTCCCCTACCGGGACGGGCGTTCCGCCTGTACCATGCGCATCCATGGGGATCAAGAGCGCGATCGGCCGGCTGCTGGGCTTCTCGGCCGAGACCCCGCCGCGCCCCATCGCCGAAGTGCTCTTGGACATGAACTCGCGCGGCATCCTGCCGCGCGCCGGCCGGAACGAGGCGCTGTCGATCGGCGCCGTGCTCAAGGCCAGGAACATGATCTGTTCCATCGCCACCCTCCCGCTCATCCAGGTCGACGCCGATCTCAAGCCGGCGCGCCTGCCGCTGCTTGAGCAGATCGACCCGGACGTGGCGAACGTGGTCACGCTGGCGCAGACCGTGGAAGATCTTCTGTTCGACGCCATCGCGTGGTGGGAGATCCTCGACTTCGGCGCGGACGGCTACCCGACGTACGCCGCGCACCGCGACCTCCACACGGTCACGCTGCAGCCGCCCGGGTATAAGAACCCCTCGCCGCTGCCGTCCGGATGGGACCCGCGCGGCGCCACGGTGTGGGTCGACGGGCGGCCGGTCCCGGCCGATCACATGATCCGTTTCGACTCGCCGAACCCGGGGCTGCTCCACGCCGGTGGCCGCGTGATCCGCCGGGCGCTTCTGCTGGACACCACCTCCGCGCTGTACGCGGACAACCCGAAGCCTCTCGACTACTTCACGCCCAATGAGCAGGCCGACCCGGCGGACGACAACGACATCAAGGCCCTGCTGGAGGACTGGCGCCGGGCGCGCAAGCGGGGCAGCACGGCGTACGTCCCGTACGCCGTGACGTACAACAGCGTCGAGACGCCTACGCCCGCCGATCTGCAACTCGTGGAACTCCAGAAGCAGGTCACACTGGACATCGCCAACCTGACCGGGCTGGACCCGGAGGACCTCGGCGTGTCCACCACCTCCCGGACGTACCAGAACGGCGTGGACCGGCGGCAGGACCGGATTAACGACACGCTCTCGCCGTACATGGCGGCCATCGCGCAGCGCCTCAGTATGGGGGACGTCACCAAGCGCGGCTACAAGGTCCTGCACGATCTGGACGCGTACCTGCGCGCCGACCCGAAGACCCGTGCCGAGGTGTACAAGCTCGCCGGGGTGGAGCGGTGGCTGGATGATGACGAGGTGCGCAAGGAGGAAGGCCTGCCCGCGCTCACGCCCGCCCAGCGGGCCAGGATGGCCCCGCCGCCGGCGCCGGCCGCGCCCGCGCCGGGCGGCAACGTGATCCCGATCGACCGCGCCCGCAACGCGATGATGGCCGCCGACCTCCACCCGGGCGGGGAGCAGTTGCGGCGGTGGTACGTGCACGGCGAGGGGCGTTCGCACTGGAGCACCTGGACCGAGCTGCACGCCATCCTGCTCAGCCACGGCATGGGCGAGCACGAGGCGACGCTGACCGCGTCCGCGTGGTACAAGGAGCGCTACGGGCACATGCCGAATCAGAAGCACGCCAGGCTGGCCGCCGATGAGCCGGACGCGCTGCTCTTCTCGGTGGACGTGCAGCCAATTGTCAGCGTGGACCACGAGCGCCGGATCATTGAGGGCATCGTGCTCCCGTACGGCCCGAACAAGGTGGCGATCAAGGGCGGGCGCCGGTGGCGGTTCCAGCAGTACTCGCTGACGTACGCCGAGATGCGCCGGGTCAAGCTCCTGCGCGACCACGACCAGTCACAGCCGCTCGGCAAGCTCGTGTTCGCCGAGGACCGGCCGGACGGCATGTTCGCCCGCTACTCCGTGGCGCCCGGCCCGGACGGGGACCGCGCGCTCGCCGAGGCGGAGCACGGCATCCGTGACGGGTTCTCGGTTGGTGTCGAGATCGACGACGCCGAGCCGGACCCGCTCAACCAAGGTGTGTACCTCGTGGCCCCGGGTGGGGCCGCCTGGCGGGAGACGAGCATCCTCGCCGTCCCCGCGTTCGATGACGCTCGCGTGACCAGAGTGGCCGCGACGGCAGATCAAGGAGATTCCATGGACACGTGCGCCACGTGCGGCGCGACCCTGACGCAGGGCGTGGCGCACACCTGCGCGGCGCCCCCGCCGCCCGCCAACACCGACCCGCCGCCGGACCCGACTCCCGCGGTCCAGCTCAGCAACGACCAGCTGGCCCAGCTCATGCGCGACCCGGCCCTCGTGCGCGCCCTCATGGGCGTTCCGGCGCCGGCCGCGCCGGCCCCGGAGACGCAGCAGTTCGCGCTCAGCCCCGCGCAGGTGACGGCGCTGCTGGCCGCGCCGGGCGGCCGTGAGGCGCTGCTGGGCCTGCCGGCGCCGGAGCCGCGCCAGACCGTGGACCCCACCCGCCGGCCCTCGCCGGTCCAGGTGAACGAGCCGGCGCCGTACCGGTTCGACCGCAAGGGCAACCTGCGGCCCGGGCGGTTCGACTTCTCCTCGGACGTCATCAAGGGCTTGCGGTTCGGTGACACCGAAGCGCTCGAGCGGGCGCAGACGTTCGTGGCCGGGCAGTTCGAGACGTTCGACACGAGCATGACCAACGTGGCCGCGCTCAACCCGAACATCAACCGCCCCGACATGTACGTGGACCAGAAGCAGTTCAGCTACCCGATCTGGGACGCGATCAACAAAGGCACGCTGGCGGACATGACCCCGTTCGTCCTGCCGAAGTTCAACACCGCGTCCGGCATGGTGGCCGCGCACACGGAGGGCGTGGAGCCCTCGCTGGGCACGTTC